AACACCTGCGATGGCAGAAGGACTGACTGATCATATCTGGACTATCAAGGAGCTAATGGCATTCAGGATACCAATTCAATGAAGTGAGTACACGACCGAGTATCGCGAACAGTTATTAATGGGTAATCTGAGTAGGCAAACAGTAAATAACGCTTGTATCGCGATTAAGAAATTCTATAAAATGAATGGTGAAGAATTTGTTTTTAAAATCCTTCCCGTGAATAACACTTTGCCATACTATTTTGATGAAGAGGATATTATGAAAATATTTATAGCGGCGTCTCCAAATATAAAACACCTTTCTATGCTAAAGGTACTCTTTTATTGTTGTCTAAGAGCCTCTGAAATATGCCGATTAGAAGATATGGATGTAAATTTTAAGGCTATGACTATTAAAGTCCGAGAGGGGAAAATGGCTAAGGACGGCATAGTCTATCTAACTGAAGATTGCGTGAGGACTCTAAAGAGATACCTTGAGATTAGGCCTAAATTAGAGATTAATGGGAAGACTCCGATATTTTATACAGATTATAATAATCTGTGGGATCGTCGCGACGTTTACCGCATGTTTATACATTATAAAACTCTAGCTGGCATCTCTAAACCTGGAGGGGTTCACGTATTCGCGCGGCATAGTCCAGGGTGTCTAATGATTAAAAAGGGAGTTGACTTAAGAATAGTGAAAGAAATCTTGCGACATAAGACTCTTCAATCTACGCTCCGCTATACGTTTGTTGCCGATGAAACTAAAAGGGCTGCGTATGATAAAGCTATGAATTTGTAAAATTGGGGATTTTAAAAAAACGTCATAACTAGAATATATATCTATTGCTTCTTAATAAGAACAAATAGTAACTAATAGTAAGATATTTATAGCTTTAGGATGTATATACTATACTAGGATGTGATAAATTGAAAGAATCTTTAGAAAATATGGTAAGCTTAGGAACACGGTCCTATAAAAGAATCGAGACAGAAAAGGGCGATGAGAGGATTTTAGTTGAAATCGAGGGTTTTGGACCCTGCGAATTGAAAGAAGTAAAGGGGGAGGAAATGAAAGCTTAGGGGTGAATTCCAAGCATTCCATGTTCTCTTTTTCCACCAATTAAGAACTCAATTATTTCTTGGTCGAGGGGTTCAGGTGTTTTAAGGCCCGAACCCTCAACCGAATCCTTCTTCATTTTCCTACTCTTTGCTTTCTGAAATCAAAGCAAAACCTTGAACGCTGCTGCATGTGGTTTTGATCTTTAAAGGTTCGTCTACTTCGCCAGATAAAGCTTCGTGATATTGACTAAGATCTATCTCAAAAGGATGTTCAAAATCTAATGTCATTGTTCCAGTCTTTTCTTCTTCTCCAAAGAGTATTTGAAACTCATTGCAATGTTCTTCAAAATCAGATGGAATAATAGTAACCTTCATCTTTACCACAGAATGCCAACATCCGACTTTAGGAGTAGATATTGTAAAAGTTCCGGCTTCTGTAACTGGCAAACTTTGAGTAATATCAATCTTAACCCATTCATAAATCATGGTTTAGTACCTTCCTTGCAAAAACAATCATAAGCAATAACTTTTGAACTTCCAGGAATGCGAATCTTTCTAACGAGAGAATAAACCTGATAATCTTGTAAAACCCCGGCAGATTTTTCGTAGCCTTCAATTTGCAACCAATCGAGCGTGGACAATTTTTCATAACTTCGAAGATAAAAAAGATTATCAACGGCTACTCCGGCAATACCAAAATCAATCAAATCGCTTTTTGTGGTAATTTCTTGGAAGAAACACGGAAATTTAGTAATAGTTGTTACAGGCGCGGCAACAATATCTATGAATTCCCCGACGGCGTCTTTTGCTTGAATCTTGAGGCTTGAAAGTGCGCAGCTCTCGCCTTCATAAACGCAATGGCCGTCATAAGTTGCCGTGAAATCTACGACTTGATCAAAATTTACGCTTGTTACTGCTTTAGAATGAACACCGCCAATGACTGACCACGTATCCCAAACTACGGTTTTCTGAATCGGTGTAACATCATTTAACAGATTAAACACTATTGAAACACTGTTATAATATCCGCCGTCGGTTAAAATCACATACAAAGTAGGCGCTACTTCGCCGATTGATACGCCAACCTCAACTAACTCGGATTTTGGCACGGGGCCTGTATAGAAGCTATCCGCCGTTGCTCCGGCTTCTGTGGTAGTGACTACTCTTCTATTTGGCATACTGAATAGCTTAGGCTTCATGTAATGAAGACTCCAGCTTTCCGTTCCTTATAATCAGCATCAGCTTTTAGAGCGTTATCAAGGGTTCGCAGATAATTATAATAATAGGAACTGCCCATTCTGTTGGCGTGGCGATAGACGGAGCTATCTTGATTATACTGAACTTTGGCCGCATTCCATTCAGGTTGAGAGATTTGGGCATAATCGGCTATAAGATAAGCCATAGCCCTTTTTGTGGTTGTATCGCTAACCGAAGCGAGATTAAGCCTCTTTAAATCGTTCGCTAACTCTTCGGAAGCCTGCGAATATAGTTCCGTAAACTCAAGGTAAGATATATCAGCATCAGCGTTTTCTTCGGGGCTAGCTTCGTATTCTTCCTCGGTTTGGATTGATCCCGTTATGGTTAATATTTGCGCCGATTCTATAATATCGTCTTCAGTAATGGCCATAGGAACACCTCAAAAAGATATAGAAACCTTCAGCTTGAAGGTAATCTATAGCCCGTAACCGTTCCGGCGGTGTTGTTAAAATTCACCGTAATGTTCCCAGCTGCATCTTCAAATCTTGAACTTTCCAGAGGCCCTATAAACCTTGTAGAACTCTTAGGAACCGTCAAAGTGAGATTACCTAGACCAGACCTGAAATAAACCCCTTTAAGGACGGTTACATTAAGCCCGGCGTGCGCGGCGGTGTTAGTGACCACAAGCATGAGCCGATTATCCTTTGAGGCAAGAATAGCGTGCTGATTTGCGCTAATAGCTGTGGCGGCGGTAGGGGTTTTATAACTATCCATAATGAGATCAGTTTCACCAATGACGACTCTAGGGGTAGCTCCGGCCATTCCCACAAAAGGAAGTGATATTAGCACCATGAGTGCCAGTGCCACGGGGATAATTAGTTTATTTTCCATTTTTAACTCACTCCCTTAAGCGGTTTTGCTAACCGTAAGCAGTCCGAGAGCAGAAGGTCTTGTAACCTTAGCGCCGAAGAGATGCAGAGCCTTAACAGCATCAGAAAAAGCATCTTCGGGTCTATAAGCCTCAACCTGATTGATTTGTTCGCCGTAGGTAATCGCGCCGGTATAGCCTGCAAGGCACTTATAGAGGGTTCCGGTAGCGTTAGGAACGTTGTTAGACTCAAGGACATCAAAGCCTGCTACACGGGTTACTATGCCATTTCTCAAGGCTTCTCCTGATCCAGAAGCGGATATATTAGTAAACCTGTCATCTTTAACGAGCTTTCCAACCATCCAAGGCGGCAATACAACCCATCGACCGAACTTAGGAGTATTGGCTTCATTGAGAACGACGGAAAGATCAACCAAATAGTCATAAACGGTAGTTCCGGCGGAAGTTGACGGCACTATTGGAGAAATATCCGTTCCGATCTTATTTGCTTCGGCAACATTGGCAATACCGGCGGCAGCGACGTACTCATCAGCAACATCGGCAAGAGCATAAGCTGCTTCCTGCATCGCCATGTTCATAACCGCCGGGGCTCCTTGAGCCTTATCAACGTCGTCTACTTCAAAATTTGTATAGTTGGCTTGATTTATAACAAGTGTAGTTGCTGCGTCGGAAAGGGTGTCAGGCGCGGCGATAGCTACGTTCTTGGTGTAGGGCTTCGCGGTGACGGGTGCGATTCCGTTTATATGAACCGTATCGCCCACATTCTTGATTTCTCCGACGTAATCTCTATTACAAACCCCAGGTTGAGCATAAACTAGGGCATTGTTCAAATTTGCTAACAGTCTGGCAGACCAGACTTCGCCGATAAAATTTGTAAGTGTCATTTGTAAATTAAACCTCTTTAAAGCCTTATATTCCCGATTTGAGAGCCTTTTGAATTGCATCCCAATTATCGTTAATAGCCTGCGGGGTCATCTTTTTGATAGACTCTCTGGTAAAGAACGTCGGAGTAGTGTTTGCGGGGTTTGTGTCGGCTCCTATCGGCTCGTTTGCTGGTTTGCTTTTTTCTACCAGACTTTTGATAGTTTGGACTTCCGCTTTAACTTCGTCCGGTGTCTTTCCCTCAAGTTTTTCAGCCCATTCAGGCGCTAGACCGGCTTCCTTAATGAGGCCATCAACTTCTATTTTTGTGAGTTTGCCTTTAAGGGTCTCATTTTCTGCCGTTAGTGTCGTAATAGTTTCAGAATGTTTATCCCTTTCACGTAAGGCTCGTTCGCCCATTAATTTATCGAACTCTGCTTGTGTGAAAGTAAGTATTTGATTATCTTCAGACATTGAAAACAACTCCCAGAATTTCCAACAAACGTCGGAGGGTTCTGTGGCCCTTAATAATCTATATAATATAATAATACTGATAGTATAAATACTTTTCTATTGAATAAAACTGTTTGAAATTAAATAAGGCTAAATAGTGATGTATCATACTGAGATTAAGGAGGAAAGAAAAATGAGAAGAGTAATAGACAAATCCTTTTGCATAGCCTTATTGTTCGCCTTGTCGATAATTCCTTTGACGGGTTGTGTCCATGCTGAAGCAGGTACAAGGGGGAATCCATTGCCATTTGGCTCAACTATGGATCTAGGGAACGGTTGGCAAGTTAAAATCTTAGAGGTATATCCCGATGCTACTCAGAAAATAATTAAGGAAAACCCATTTAATGGAAAACCTAGTGATGGAAATCAATATTTTATGGCAACCATAGAAGCAAGTTATTCGGGTGAAAAGGAAGCGTCGTTTCCTTCAAGATCTAGGCTTCATGTGGTCGGCAAATCATCATTGGTCTCTGAGCCTCCATGGGTAGGAGTTGCTCCAAATAATTTGCCCATCAATCAAGATGTATTCCCCGGCGGGGTAATTTCGGGCAACGTATATTGGGAAATAAAATCATCGGATGCTAACTCGCTAGTCTTATACGACGATGATGCAGAAGATCGCGTCTTCTATTCACTCACGCCTTAGGTGGAATGAAATTCATTTCACCGCAATTTCATTTTTAATCTCATCCGGTACAGTCCCTTCCAAATTGCTAATTTGGGCCTGTTCTACAGGATCTTCGGGCAAACCCTCTTTCCAAAGTATATCAAGGTTCTTCAATTCCACGGAATCAGGAACTTTCTTTAAAACTTCTATCTGAGACGCAAGTTTCAAAGCCTTTTTAACTTTGGGATCTGCACTTAACCGAAGGCGGTTAACTTTGCTGAGTGGAGAGATTAATAACCTCTTCATGGCCATTGAACTATCAGCTCTTTGCAGTTTTCCACTATCACCAAAGAGAATAGGAGAAGTTTCGGAAATAGCGAATAGCTGAGTCATAAAAAGCTCTATTTCCTTAAATGCAGACTCAAGCTTCCCATCCCATGTAATATACTCCGGGGCTTTTTCACCGCTTTCAAGAGGCCAAAACTTGCCGCCTGATGTAAATATAGGTTCGTCGGTGTCAGGATCGTTTACTATACAACTTTCCGGGCCTGCCATGTTTGGATCTGAGTGTTTTGTGATAACTCTGTCTATCTGGCAAAGTCTCAGCTCTATTCCTTGAATCAAACCGTTAATATCATCATAATCACTTAGCCCAAATGGATTATCTGAGGTTACAAGGTTATGAATAGGCACAATCAAGAAATCATTTATTCCGGTGTTCTGAACCTCTTTAAGATTTACATATCTAGGGTGAGTTGACAACTTTATTTGGTTGCCAATTTTACCATTATCCAATTCGAAAAGCTTGTTTTCGATCTTACCCTTTGAATGAATTTCAGCCCTTAGATAAATTTTCTTTTGTCCCTTATCGTCAATCTCTTCAAAAGACCAAGCCAAAACATGATACAAAATCTTTTTAATATTATCGGGGCTAACTACGGGGAACCAGAACGCCGGATTTTGGGATTCTATGGTAGCTCTCTCGCCATCAAAACCAATCTTGAATATACCCACAGAATAGCGCAAAACATCAATAATGACTTCATAACCTGTTTGATTATAATCGACTGATTCAGTTAGGGATTTTATGTAATCTCCGGTGCTATCGTTTTTGCTTGAATACTCCGGTGTTTCACCATAAAGGAAATTTGCGAAGGTTGTAGTTATTCTCTTGTGCCAATTGAGCGGAAAAGCTAAGACTGTACTACCATCTTCGCGAAGGTAGCGGGCCAAATCTGTAAAAACTTCTGCATGTTTTCCTTCAAAAAGGAGCTTATTCTTTGCGTACCCTTCAAGCCTTGTCTTTGTGTCAAGGTCTTCGACCGGCCAGGGTTGACCGAAGTTTAAGAAATTTAAGTTTGTTAACATTAAGAATCACTCATCTAGGTAGATCTACGGGCATTTTATTATAATTATGGTCAAATATTTCATTAACACCATATCTAAAAGCGTCGCAAGGATGATCATCAACCTTAACGGGTTTATCAATGCCTACTGCTTGCGCTTTCTCATCCCAAACGTAGCTTTGAATTTTCTCGATTAAAATGGGGCAATCTTTATAAATAAATATTTCTTCATTTGCAAGAACTTTAGCGCATAAACGGATTCCATCTAAAACATCGTTATTTGCTAGACCAACTCTATATTTTCTTAAGGATCTAACTTCTTGTATAAAGGAAGATGCTGAGGGGTCAACTAAGATCTTCTGAGGGAATTTGCCATCTAGGAATTTAACTAAATCTTTTGCATATTCTGAATCCGTTTTTTGTCGTCCCTCTTTTCGGCTATCGTAATAGTATTCCTTAAAAACGATCCAAAACTTTTTCCCTTTTGGCCTACCAAAATATAGGAAGCAACTCGGATTCGCACTGCCATAATCGACAGAAACGTAAATTTTATCAAACTTTTCTGGTAATTCGTCATACCATACATTCTTATTAATATCAAACTGGTCAAATATTGCGCCGGTTGCGGCAACCCAAAGACCAAGAATGTATCTTGAGTACCATAAACCGACATACTCCCTTTTGAGATCAGCTACGTATTCAGGGTCAATAGAAGGATTATCATCAAGCGTAAAATGGAAGGACTTAAGGTTTAATTCCGCTTCTCTATCAAGGAATTTGACTTTAAGCCAATGTCTAGGAGATTCAGGGTTAGCGGTTCCAAAGAATTTAGCTCCCTTTACAGATAGGCCCGAAAGCATCATATTGAAAAATGATTCAGGCCAAAGGGGTACTTCGTCGCCGTATGCTCCTGATAGAGTTCTGCCTTGTATTTTATCTTTGGACTTTTCATCATTTGCGCCAACTACGTCTATCTTTCGACCATATAAGATAACTTCTCCGGTAATTCTTTTATAAACGAAGTTTTTAGAGCCCACAAGTTCGGCAATAACATCTAAAACATTTTTCTCTAAAGATTTTTGGGTTTTGCCAACCATTAAAAGGTTGCCCGGTGGACAAGTGATAGTGTATTCAATCCAACGAATGATAGAACAAACTGTCTTACTGCTACGCTTAGCTCCTTGCCAAATGTTAAGACGCTTATTTGAATGTAAGATTGAATATCGTTGTTTTTTTACCGGAAGATCTAACATTTAAGGCACCTATATAAAATTAATAATTTGTCATTTTATATAATATTATTAATACTATATAAATGTTTGTATACGGTTGAAAAAAGGGCC